TGATTTTGAAGAATTCATTGATAGCATTAAAGAAGATGGTACATTAACCAGAGACACCGGTACCAATAGCTTGAAAGCTGTTAAAGAATCTATTCTTAATCTAGCAACATCAATGAAAACGTCCGTCATGGATATGGGTAGTTCATTTACAGAAAATGTAGAGGCTGCTGATCTTAGCACAAAGCAGCAGTCCGAAGAGACAAGAAACAAGATTAGCGAAAGTTTAAAGCAATACTACGCTAATAAAGAAGTTTCTAATGATAATGAAATACTCGACCAACAAGAAGAGCAGTCATCATATCTTGAATCACTTGTTGGTTTATTCAGAACATCTGAAGAAAATGAAGCTAATAGATTCAAACAAGCTGCAATGAAAGCAAAAGAAAAGACGTTAGAAGCTGGACGATTTGCTAAAGATAAGGTTGCAGGCGCTGCTGGTTCAGCAGTAGACAAAGTTAAAGGTGCACTTCCTAAATTCGGTCTTGGGACTTTAATAAAAGGTCTTGGTATTGCTGCATTGATTGGTGTAATGACTATGGGTAAAGAAGACTTTGAAAAATTAAAGAATTTCTTTACTGATAAGTTAATTCCTGCATTAAAGTCTTTTTATGAAAAGGGATTGAAACCTCTTATTGACAATGTTATCAAACCATTTCTAAACATTGCAATTCCTGCACTGGGAGATAGTGTATTATCACTAATCGAAGATATTGGCAAGTTCTTTGGTGGTCTTGGTGAAGCTGGCAAAATGATTAAAGAAGGTGACTACTCTGGTGCTGCAATGAAGGTAGTTACTTCAATCGGCACTCTTGTAGCTGACACTATGGATAATATTCTTACATTTGGTGCTAAGCTATTTGGTGTAGAGTTTGCTGAAGGTGAATCAGTGTTTACTAAGGTTGGTAAGTTTGCCAGTGACACTGTTGATGACGTCACAAATTATTTCAAAGAAGCATTTAATTCAGTCGTTGACTTCTTAAACTTTGGTCCAAGATTAACTGCATGGTTCAGAGCTAACATCTTTGATGGATCGGGTGAAAGTGTTAAGATCTTTGGTAGTGAGCTGCCAGATATGAGTCCCATTATAGATGAGTTTACTAGAGTCAAAGACAATATCATCAACTCATTCATGGAAGGTATTGTTAATCCAATCAAGAACTTGTTTACCGTTCAGGAAACAACTATTGATGAAGATGGTAATGAAATATCAGAAGAGGCATTTTCACCATTACAAGCAATCAAAGATAAGATCGCCGCTCTGAATCCTTTTGCTGGACTCCTTACAAAGATTGAAGACTTTATGTCTGGTATTGGTGAAGCAATCATGGGCTTGATTCCTACAAAGGAAAGCATCACCTCTATGGTTGTTGGTGCATTACCTGGTTTTATGTTGAATGATGATAAGACAGCATTAAGTGGAACTGGTGAGTTTATGGTTCCCGATGCATTTGAAGAATCAATCAACACGGCACTTAAAGCAGAAAAGAGAGAGACAGGTGGCCCTGTACAGGCTGATAAGCCATATGTTGTTGGTGAAGCTGGTCCTGAGTTAATTGTTCCAAGTGCTGCTGGTAAAGTTATTCCTGCTCCACAAACAGGTAAGATTCTCGATCAAGCATCTCGTGAGGTTGCTGCTGCTCCTGCACAAGTATCCGCTCCTGTCATCGCTCCTCAGTCAAACGACAATAGAACAATTATTCAGAATAAGACTGTGAATCAAGGTGGTAGTATGGAAACTAGAAATACATCACCAACGATTAGAGCGTTAAACTCTACATTAGCACACGCATAGAAAAAGGGGGCCGAAGCCCCCTTCCCTTTAGTCTTCTGCAAGACTCTTGAAGAATGACAAACTCTCGTCATCATCCTCATCATCACTTGACCAAGGAACATCGTCCTCCTCAGCCTTTGCGACCTTCTGCTTTGGTGGAGGAGCAACCTCCTGCTCTTCACGAACAGGTGCTGCCTCAGTCACACCCAGAACCTTATCCAGACGTGCTTTCAACTCACCATATGACTTGAAGTTACTTGGCTCTAGGAACGCAGACAGTGAGTGCTCCTTATTCCAGATTGCTTCAATATCCTCATCATCATCAGAGATAGGTGATGGACTATCAAACTCTGACTTATCATAGTTACGATAGCCTTCTACCTGACGAATCTTCAACTTAAAGTCAGCACCTTCCCAGAAGTCGAAAGGATTCATTGGATCCTCATCCTCAAACTGAGGCTGCATAGCTTCCTGCAACTTCTGGAAGATCTTTGCACCATACTGATACAAGAACACCTTGCCTTCGTTATCGGGGTTAGCAGGATCCTTAACAACAAGGATGTTGGAGAAGTACTGCAACCGACGCTTTTGCTGACGAACGATTGCTTTGTTTGATTCAATCCCTGAATTCCAAAGCATAGAGTTATGCTCAGAGACAGGATCATCTTTACCAATCGTAGTGAGAGAGTTTTCAATGTACCAACCACCTGGACCTTTGAAGCCGTGGTTATACATCTTGACCCAAGGAAGATCTTCACCAGTTGGAGCTGGTAGAAAACGGATTACTGCGTACCCATTACCAGACTTGTCGATCTCTGGCTTCCAGAGACGATCATCACCTTTATTGTCTGATCGGGTTGTTACTTTCTCGACCTCTTGCACTAGGCTTGTTAGAGAGGTCTTACGAGTCTTCTTTAGCGAGGCAAAATCTAATGCCATGATATTTCTCCTTAATACAAACTTAAAACTACTTGATTCTACTTAATACAATTAGACAAAAATGTCTTTTAGGATCATCCTATACTCCTTCTTGTCAACCTCAATGAAGCGTGAATACTTGATAGTCTTTTTATAGTATACCATCCAAGTGAAGTCGTCAAGAAGTCTTTTATTTATTCTCTTGACAAACGACAACACTTGGTCAAGTATCACAAAGGACTCAATACTGATATCTTCAGAGATCAGAAGCTTGAGAATAACGGGATGCTGCCCATCACCACACTCAAACAATTGATCAAACTGAAGGTCGTTATGGTCCATCAAAGCACGGACTTTGCCCATGTCTTCTTTGAACACATAACGAAGCGATTGTGTTTTCTTTTTCCACTCATTAAACGTCTGTTCAGCTTGATCAGTAGCAAGACTCCCAGACCATGCATTATCCTCCTTGATTAGATTTGAAACAAAGAATGGAACGAGCTCTTTCTTATATCTCCTTTCTATCTTTTCAAAGAAAAACTTATCACGGCGTTTGAGGAATGATTCTTCTTTCACCCTCATCTTACCATGATACTTGAAGTAATCATAATCACTCGTAAAGTGGCTCTTCAAAGCAAGGTAGATTTTATATGCGTTGAAACCAGGATACGACATCACACGGGCAGCTTGCATAACTTCTCTTTTAAAAGGTTCATGTCACTTGCTTCAGACTCAATCTTTTGTCTAATGACTTTATTCAACATCTTTGAAACAGTCTCAACTTCAAGATTATTCTTCTCAGCATAGTGAACAACAGCATCAATATACGTTTCACCAGTATCTTTGACAAACCGTTCGATCTCTTGGTTGAACTCGGCACGGTTAAGCATCAATACTCCCACCTACAGACTTCCGAACAATATCTTCAGAGATACCTTCTGGATAATAGATCTCAAGAAGTAAGCTGTCCTTGACAGATTCAAACCAATGATACTCACCTGGTTTGACCGTAGTGAAATCACCCGGACCGAGATCAGTGATATCGGTTAAATCGTAGTTATTTTTACGAACGTGAATCTTAGTCTGACCACTGATACAATAGAAAGCATTCCACTTGAACTGATGCATATGCTCAGAGCACTGAAACCCTTTATTGGTTTCAATACGATGTACCTCAACCATTGGTGTGACTAACAGAGGTTCCGTAGTTCCCCAAACTTTACCGTAAATCATTTTACCACCTCATCAATTCTTAACAAATCTCTTAATACATTCTCGAAGTTATCCAAACGAATCATGTTTGGACCATCTGAAGGCGATGACATTGGATCTGGATG